CGTTCAACACCGACCACATCGGCGACAAAGTACCTGTGGGTTCCTTGACAACCGTCACCCATTTGGCACCTCCTTACTTAAGCAGGAGGAAGGCAACTTTGAGTGTCTTGGTGTTTGTACCCGCGCCGCTCAAATACACAGTCACACCTGTGTTAGACGGAACGCCAAACGTGACGTTAATATACGCTGTTGCTTGCTGATCGCCACCCGAAACGCTGCCAATAATCCCGTTGGGAGTAAACGGAAGTGTCTTGGTGCCATCAATGAAGTTCAACGCGAAACTGGTAGTTGACCCGTCAAGCGTCGCTGTTCCGTACCCGCGATACACGATGTTCTGTGCATCGCCGGGGCCGAATGCTAAAATCTGACCCGTTTCGGCGGGAGCAACTGCTTGCATAGTCGCATTAACTGCTGCAATAGCCATTGGTTGTGTTCTCCTTTTTTTATTTACTTACAATGAACTCTAAACTTGCCCCTTACGGTTTCCGCATTTCCTCAACAATGCGGCCCAAGGACTCGCTTAGCTGCTTGTCACGCAACTTGGCACACTCCTCTGGTGTTACCTTTTCATCATAGATGAAGTGGAAGAAGTTGCGTTTCAAGAAAGCCGCTACACGAGGCACAGGAATAAAAAATCCCATATGTGTAATAGCATCTCCCGCGCCCCAACTCTGCATAACTGCGATGCGCGAAGGGATTCCGATAAACTCATATCCACGCGGCCCCAGCCGGAAGACCGCACCGCCGCTGTTGCCAAAAATCGTCAGTGCGGTTCCGCACCAGTACTGGTAGTTATCAATAATGTCATTCTGGTAAGCAACATGGCCCTGAGTAATAATTGGCGGGTGCCCTAAAGCAGCTCCAGCCGCCCAGATTTCGTCGTATAGATGAATGTCGTCTGCCTTATCAGGCGGGAAGAACTTTGCTACATACTTGACGGGCCGTTCTGTGTCCCGAAGTCGAAGAAGCGCCAAGTCCTCTGCTCCGTCGTAGGCAACAATCTCTGCTTCCATCGCCGTGATACCTACGTTCATGGAGAGGTTGACATACTGGAAGAGTTCTACAGTGGGCTTACCCAGTACTTCTGTGTCAATTGTTCGTTTCAAAACAGGGTTCCACTGTTTCTTAATCTCAATCAGGTCTTCTACAACGTGGTAGTTCGTTATTACATACGTTCGGTAACTTCCAGCTACGTCCTTCGCAGAATAAAGTACAGTGCCAGAGCCGGTAGCCTTACCTGACCGAACACGAGCGACGGCATAAAGCATCTCCCGGTGCATCTGCTCAACATCCGCAGCAAAAAGCGGCTGTGTCAGAAAAGCAAGCCCGACAAGCAGCACAGTCGAGACTAAACGTTTAATCAGCTTCATTTCAATTCCCCTCTATTAAGTATACGACGCCATTTGCGCCAACTTCTGCCGCTCCTCCATCGAAGCGAATCTTGACAGCCGCGCCCTTGGGCGCATAGCTGCCATGTATTGCCACGCATTCATTAGATGATCGCGGCCCTTCAAAGGTTTCTCTTTACTAGTCCCCTTCAAAGGGCCACGACTGAAGAAAGCATAGACATAATGTTCAATCTCCGATTGGAAGTTTTCCAAGTCAGACGAAACATATACCTTGGGATGCCGGGAATTGGGATCAATCGTAGCATACAGGTATTCCTTGGAGGCGCTGATACCAAAATCCGAGTCAACATGCGCTAACCGCGCTGGGATTCCAGACTCACGATAGAGTTGGACAATTGTTTTGTGTGTCTCGGGATTTCGTTGGCGTCCACCAAAGGGGTCTATTACCCATAAGTCAATTTGATCTCCTCCGTTGGCTACCAAGATGTCTTTTACATGCTCACTTACAACCTTGTCCGCTTCGTAGTATTCGCGGTACAGAAAGATGTCCCCATTTGGTTCGATGTCTGCCCAGAGAGCAGCAGTAATCCCAGTTGGAGCGGGGTCAATACTGACAACTTTGTAGTTTGCAGCTTTCGTTCGGTGCGGTACAACCAAGTGTTTTGTGGGATTCCACATTGGATAGACAAGCCCAGCCTGCTGGATGAACTCGCCGTAGAGCCTAGCGCGTTCCTGAAAGTGCCCAGCCCACCTTTCTCGAAGCCGTTGCTTTTCATCTTCGGGGACAACTGGGTTGTCAAAAACTGAAAGTTGAAGTACCTTAACGTCCTTGACGCCAGACCGTGCTTGGTTGTCAAGTTCAAAAACCCACGGTTCTCTAATCCCTGAGCCGATATCTGTCAAGGGAGTCAACGTCACCAGTATTTTCCCTCTACAATCCGCTGTTCGCTGAAAACACTCGTCGTAAATATCGCGCTCTGGTTCTTCATCAATCCAAACTAGATCAATACTAGCTCCTTGAAACTTTGGCGCTTTCGATTCAGCAGACTTCCCAGTTATTACACTTCCATTTGCAAAACGAATCTGAAAGTCTGCATCCCCTCCAGGTTTGACAAGTCCCTCAATCATAGGAATAAAGGGTGGATGTGTTCTTCCCGTTTTGAACTTCTCTCCCCAAATCACGTCCCTGAGTGTTGGGAAGTCAAGGCAAACCACCCAAATGTTGTTAGGGGGTTCGGGAATTGGCAAATTCTTCACCCACTTCCAAGCAGGCTCATCCTCAAAAAACTTCTTGCCCAAGGCCCATGCAACGGCAATAAAACTTCCCAGTTCTGTTTTTCCTGCGCGTTGCCCTCCGCGAACCAGCATGGTTTTTACTTCTGGAGTAAACAACTCAAAAAGCGGTTCTTGGCTTTTGTGTGGCTCCCAATAACAAATAAACCGCTCTTCTCTACGCCGCTTCTCAAGGAGCGTGACAACCGCCAGTGCCTTCTCCGGCGATTCCAACTTGGCCAGTTCGTCCATCGCGGCCTTGACACGGGTTATTTGTTCGGAGCTGGTTGTCAATTTACTGCCCTCTTTCCCTCACCGTGCCAGCTACCACCATTCACACCTATCAGGAAAGGAAACTTTCACTAACCACTTCCATGGTAGTAGACAGGGGAACACAGGATATGGAAAATACGGGCCATACTGCGGATAATTACACGGCGCTCCACAGAAGCGATATTGTCCACAAGCAGGACAACGATTCGGGTCCACAGTAGTAACAGCAGTAGTATCAGGTATAGCTGGCTTTGCCGTTGTGCCAGTTATAGCTGGCCCTGCTGTTGTGCCAGGAATCCCTTTGTGCGTATTCATCAGTTTACCCCCCTTTTTCCTTTCAAGACTATCGCTTCTAATTCCCCTTTTATATCCTTCAATTCCTTGTCGCTCAAACTCGCAAATACATTAACGCTTTGCTCTGGTGTTAGCCATCCCTCAACGCGGCACGCCTTGACAAGCGCCTCGGCTGCTTTTTCCCAAGCTCCCTCTTCAGCGAGCTTGCCGACAAGAAAACGTATTTGCCCAACTGCCGTCTTGCGGCTCCATGTTGGGTCGTGTCCCAGTTCTCTATAGTACTTCTGCTTTGCTTGCCAAAGTACCTGCTGGAACGCTTTTTGTCTGTTAATTTCTTCTGCTTGCTCTGCCGACAAGAACACTTTCTGCTCTAGCGCCGCTTGACGTAAAGTCAGTCCTTGTCGGACAATTAGTTCACAAGCAGCTTCCCACCAAGGCGCGGTTTCGCTACGTCTGGGCATATATACCCCCCTACTATATATACAGTTCAAACTCGACCTTTTTCTACAAAGGAGCAAAATTTATTTTTATATGGACAAAAAGTCCGCAAAAACAAGGAATACTGCCATAAATCCCCTATTTTTAAGCCCCAGCCCCCGCATTTCGCACGCTAACTCCTTTGTCCTCAATAACTTCCGCCCTATTTGAGGCTCCAAGGCTACCTTTGTGCAATTCGTTGAAAAGAAAGGGGTTAGGGGAAAAACGGAATTTTTAATTGAGTGTCTGAAATACCCCCTGTACTACTGGCTGATTTTCTCCAGCCGGAAGCCGAAATGTCCGGGGGACAAAATGCCTGACGGGTGGCGGCCGACCCGACGGGGCTGCGACACGGGGTATGGGGATCAGAGGGCGGCGGGGCGGCCCACCGGGGGCACTAACACTAGCAGCGCCACTCAAGGCGAAGCCTGCCGTTGCGCCAGCGCGCATTGTAGAAAATCCATTCGTCCCCTTGAAAGAGTAGGACATGAAGCACGTTCCTTATATCGTACCATGCCCTTTGAACTTCGGGAACCGCCCGCCGGATCAGCTCTGGCGTCGGAAGCGCCTCGTTGTCAATAACGGTTACACGCCCCACTATGGCGTCATAGGGGGTGCCGCCCGCTTTCACAATTCGCGTTGCCATTGTAGTTGGTCCTTTCCTTTCGGACTCTAGCTCCGGTAGTAACGGCTGGTATGCGGCGGCTCCTGGTAGTTGAGTCTTTGCGCCTCGGCGTCCGCTAGCTTTTTCGAGTAGAACCTGCCGACAACCCGAATCCCTGAGGATGCGTGAAGGTCCCGTACGCCAAAGACTGACACCACGGTGTATCGGGACGTGGCATCGCAAGTTACAAACCTGTCGGGCCATCGCACAATGTACCAGCAACCCGAGCTCCTGTTTGGAGGTTTCATTGTATTCCTCGTCCTACCGTTGCTCCGTCAGCCGTCAGGCGTATGTAGAGAAGCACAATCGCTCTGCGGCCTCACGTTCTATGATAGCCAAGGGCTTGATTAGCAGCCCGGGGTGCCTCCAAACACTGGTGCGGAGCCTGCCCACACACAATGCCTCGTCTGGCCAACTACGGCGCGGAAACGCAAAGACGTCCCCGTCCCACAGGTAGCCCGCCGTTGTGAAGTAGATGTACCGTTTACCTTGCCGCTCAGACATCTCGTAGTTCATGTACGGCGCATCCGCAAGTATCCCACCTGCGGCGAGGATTTCTGGTAGCATCTTGCGGCTATGGATCGCGTGGAAGGCAAGTTTCACAGCTTCAGCCCTTAGTAGCCATCTTCTTTTAGTGCGGCTATCACTTCTTGTGCTACACTCCTAGGGCTTTCTCCCGCTTCGTAACTGTCCCTGTAACAATAGTCTGGTAGGTCGTCTGAAGTCAGACCTACGCGCCGCAAAAGTTCGGCGTCAACCTGGTCCTTCCATACCTCATACGTGGTTTTTCTCACGGTCCGATGCCTCCATAGGGCTTTCTTCTATACTAAAGAGGGCGAAGGTCTTAGCGTACCGCCGATAGTACTCGAACGCCCGGTTGTCGGCGGTTTCGTCGCTGATATCGTAGCAGGCGGCGCTGAGATATTCCATGACAAACGCTAGGCCGTGTTTGAGGATTGCAGCCTTGAGGTCCGCGCGTAGCTTTGCGCGTAGGTGTGCGCGTAAGTCCGCTTTCTGAAGTGCTTTAGCTACCCTAATGTTCATTGTGCGCTCCCTCAGTGAATTCGTAGCACTTTGAGCGCCAAACTCACGCTCCCTTGCGGCGTTTGTAGTACGCATAAGGTGTCTGGGCAACCTGTCCTTCTGCCAGGGCTTCGCGCACTAGGTTTAGGTCCTTGTGGTAGTTTGACAGCTTATGGAGCGCCTGGTGAAGTGTGAGCACCGTTTGCTCGCCAGTTCCCTTCTCTATTCGGGTGACTTCAAACGTCTCTTGCATAGGTCAGGCACCTCCGTCAAACTACCTGCACTTTCCGTGCCAAACTGCCAAGTTGCTGAAAGCAAAGCACTTAGCGCTAAACTCCGACACTTTGTCACTGCGTCAAAACACGCAAACTGCGAGTTTTCACGCACCGAAGTGTGTCTTTCCCCCACAGCCAGGATCGCCACGGAATTAGAAAGCGTTGAAAATAAGGGACTTAGACTTCATGGGAGTTTGGCGGCTGAATTGCTGGGAGTTTGGACGGTGCCG